GAAAGCAGGTGGTGCAGCGTATATCTTGAATAGGCCCCTCTTGCAGGGGCCTATAGAACTTCTGGCCGTGTCCCGTGAGTCCCGAAACGCCGTCCCACTCCTCAAATCCCACGACTTAAGAGCTCTAGTTCTGGCAGCAGCGGAGCATCCCTGGCAGGGATCTGGGGCGTGAGTCCCGTCCCGTGCAGAAGCCCCCATTTCCCACGATTATTTGAACTTGACAGGAGCTGGTCGAGCGAGCAGCCTGAACCGGGTGATCCCGTCCCGTTCTCCCACCCCCATTTTCCAACGCTTATTGAACTATCCTGCATCCCAGCTGGCCCAGCTGGGCACTGGCGCTGCCTCCTGAAGCGTGGTACGATTTTGTAGGGTGTGGGATTTGGTTTAATTCATTTTCCTTTCTCGTCCCACGCCCCCGTTCCGAATGGACTTGGGGTTTGCCTGTTGAACTCAGAAGGATCTGGCCAGGAACCAGCAGCGTAACCTGTGCTTCAGGACATCAACAATTGTAAAACTTTTTTACTTGACTTCTGTCCCATGTAATCTTATATATACTAGTGTGGTAGATCCGTTTACATCCGCTGTGCACATCGGGTGTCTGAAGACAGGTGATAGAAGAATTAACTGATCGGTACCTGACTACCGCGTAACTAACTAAGGAGAAAAAAATGAACAAAGAAAAATCTATTCAAGAAACAGTTCCACACAATGATGTGGAAGAAGCCAACAAACCTGAAGAAGGAAAAGTATATGCACTGACAGGTGGTCCTAAAGATAAATGCATTGCCAATGGCAACACATGGAAAGAGTCGGAGGTAAGCAATGATGAATAGTTTACTTCCTGAACTAATCTTTTCAGCAATTGTAGTTGCTGTGCTCTTTAAGACAGGAGTGCTGATATGGTAAAGAAGTTCATCATGAGGGATCCGTTAGACTCAGAAGAAGCGAAATGGGAAGAGGAGAACAATGTGGCATGGTCATGCCCAAAGCACGGTAAGCAGACCTACTTCAATATCAAAAAGCTAGAGCGAATGCGTAAGATGCGTGAATACGTATATGTATGGTTTCACGACGAAGAGGATGGTGATGAAAAGATGTGGGTGCGCATCACCAACGGCACGAGATCTAGGGGGCAGGGAGTGCTGGACAATCAGCCTGTGAAGCTCAGTTACCTGAAGCTCGGTGACATCGTTAAGTTCAAGACTGACGACGATGGCATTACTTGGGCGAAGACGGGGTAGCAGTGCTATGGCTTGTAGCCCTCGTTACACCACTAATCTTTTACCCACGTGCAGCAGGATGGAGCTACATCCTCCTGCTGGTGATGCTGATCCGTGGCTGCACAGGAATTACCTAAGCCCACGCCCACACCGTCCCGTGTCGACCGGTTCTTCGAAGACTGAACCGAAGGTTACCAGTCTGGCTGGCCAGGCACGGCTGCTTCAGGATCGGCTGTACGCCCACACCCCACGTCTTTCCTCGTTTATTTGAGGTATAAGGACTTGCATCAGGAGCTGGGATCTGGCAGCTGGCCAGAAGCCGCAGGAAAAGGTCGCCCCCACGCCCACGAGGTAAAGGTTTTACGAGGCAAATGATAGAACCAGAAGCTACCAGTGCCAGGCAGCTGTGGTTCAGGAACCAAAAGTTCTGGATTTTTTTACTTGCATGGACTGATGGGATTTGATAAGAATGGAGAAACTAACTTAATAAAGGAGAAAATAAAATGGGCTTTGATTTATATAGTCTAGGAAATCACAAAAACGAAAACGGCGAATACTTCAGAAATAATAATTGGTGGTGGCGTCGTCTCGCTGACTTTGTCTGCGAACATACGGGAGTTGTTGAAGAAAAAAATAAACCCGAATGGCAATCAAATGGTGGACACGAAGTTGATCAGGAACAAGCATTACAAATTGCCAAACAATTAAAAGCTTTGATTAAGGACGGCACAGTTTCAAAGGTAATTCAAGAAGTAGAAAAGGAAGAAGAGGAAGCTGAAAAAAATAATAAGTTTGTTGATATATGCCACGAGATGTTAGCAAAGAAAGTTGAGAGAGAAACGGGCAAGACCAATCTAGCCCCTGCTGACTATCCAGAGAAAGACCATGATACTTGGAGTTGGATACAATCAAAGTATGATTACGGAAGCTCTTACCCTTTCACAATGGAAAACGTAGAAAGATTTATAAAGTTCTGCGAAGATTCACGAGGCTTTAGAATTTGCTAACTTACAAAGCGTGGGCATTAGCCCACGCCCACGCCCACGCCGTCGGCGTTGTTTTGTTTAAACTAAACTATGGATAGCTGCCCAGCCCAGTAGAACTCGGAAAAAAATTGGACCAATGATATTTATACCTTTAATACTATTGATATTAATAATAATTATTTTGAATTTTTTTGTTGATTAATCTTTTTATAGTCTTATTATAATGGGATAACAATTAACTTATGAAAGGAAAAATGTTATGAGCAATCTAAAAAAAGTCACTAGACTTATTAAGAAAGCTACAAAAAAAGAACAACAAGATTTAGTGAATTATCACTATTCTGTTGAACAAGTAAAACAACAAAAGAAAAGTAATGACTTAATTAAACCTAGTCATGTTGAGTTGTTTGAAACTTTAAAAACTAATCTAATCATTTTTAATAAAGTTGATGATGTTGAGGGTTTTGCTCAACTTATCAAAAGAAAAATGAAAAGGTTTGATGTTGCGAAGTTCAAAGAAAAATATCCTAAAATGTATGAGGATTTTTTAGTTGAAATGGACACAACAGAAATTAAAATAAAAGTTCAAGAGAAAGGAATATAATTATGAGTAATCTTGTTAAAATAATTAATGACGCAATAGTTGAGAATAAAAACAACTCAACTGAAGTTGAACAAGCAAGTACAAGTTCAAGTTCAACAACTCTTAATTATCAATTCATGTATAAACAATTAGAAAGTGCTGTTGAGGAAATTATTATTCAGTACCCTAATGACCCTATCGTGAATGAGTTAAAACAAAAGTTAGTGAATAACTTAAAACCTATATTAGAGGTTATACAAAACAATCCTAATCAAGACTTTAATCAGTAAGTTCTACACCTGTAGCCGAGCAATCGGCTACAGGACTACACCTTCACCACAATCGCTTCCACCTTCACCACCTAGATAGAGGTACCAAATCTAGTTTGGACATATAAACTAAACACAAGATTTAGTCGCCACGCACAAGGTTAAGTTGTATTGACAAATGCTGGCTAAAAACTCTGTTTCATAGATGTAGTGACTATATTTTTAATATGAGATATATTAAAAAGGGGACTCAATGCAAAAAGAATTACTAACAAATGAACAGCTTAGATTAGCAGTAGAAAAAACTTGGATCGAACATATAAAGTTGTGCCAAGATAATTTTTTATATTTTGTAAAAGAAGTATGGCCAGACTTCATATGTAGATTGGATCCAGATCCTAAAAGGTGGGGGCACCATCAACATATAGCATCTGAGTTTACAAAAATTTCTCGAAGTAAAAAAGGGAGGCTCATTATTAATATGCCCCCTAGGCATACTAAATCAGAATTTGCTTCATTTTTATTTCCTGCTTGGATGATAGGGAAGTTTCCTCATTTAAAAATTATGCAGGTATCACACAACGCAGAATTATCATCAAGGTTCGGTTCTAAGGTTCGTAACCTAATGGAGCAGAAGGAGTATAAAATATAATTGGGAGATGTTAAACTCCGAGAAGATAGTAAGGCAAAAGGCCGATGGGAGACCAATCATGGTGGGGAATACTTTGCAGCGGGTGTAGGCGGTTCTATCACAGGACGAGGGGCGGACTTACTTATTATCGATGACCCACATACTGAACAAGACGCATTATCCGAATCAGCTATGGAACGAGCATACGATTGGTACACATCAGGACCAAGACAGCGTTTACAACCTGGTGGCTCGATAGTCGTGGTTATGACGAGATGGGCAGAGGACGATCTAACAGGAAGATTAATCAAGGCTCAAAAAGAACCTAAAGCTGACAAATGGAATGTAATATCATTTCCTGCGATCCTCGACTCAGGGAACCCAGTATGGCCTGAGTATTGGGAACTAGAAGAATTAGAAAAAGTAAAAGCATCACTTCCTATTCGAAACTGGTCTGCACAATATATGCAGAATCCAACTTCAGAAGAAGGAGCTATACTTAAACGAGAATGGTGGCAACCATGGGAACATGATAGGATTCCAAAACTACAACACGTCATTCAATCTTACGATACTGCTTTTAGTGCAAAAGAAACTGCTGACTATTCTGCTATTACTACATGGGGAGTTTTCTTTCCAGAAGAGGATGGTAAACCTGCAATGATTCTACTTGATGCTCTAAAAGGCAAATTTGATTTTCCAGAATTAAAAGCCGTTGCCATGGATCAATTTAAATATTGGGAACCTGAAACTGTAATCATTGAAGCTAAAGCTACAGGAGAACCATTAATGCAAGAGTTTAGAAGAATGGGTATACCTGTCATTCCCTTTGTACCATCAAGGGGAAAAGATAAGCATTCTAGGGTAAATGCTTGTTCTCCTGTTTTTGAAGGAGGTCAAATTTATTATCCTCCTGATGAAAAATTTGCTGAAGAAGTAATTGAGGAATGTGCTGCGTTCCCTCATGGAGCGAATGATGACTATGTCGACAGTACTACACAGGCCGTGTTAAGATACCGTCAGGGTAACTTCATAGAAATGAGAGATGACTATGAGGAAGAATTATACAAAGTTCCGAAGGAGTATACGTATTATTAATGGCTGGATTGAAAGAATTAATTGATATGGAATCAATCGAGGATCAACCAACCTCGTCAGTTCCAAAAAACAAATCAGATTATACAGAACCTTATGATCCTAGCATGGCTAGAGGTTTAGCTGGGATCGCGGTCGCTGGTGCGGGAGCCTTTGCTCTAAGGAACCCTATCGGAAGAGTCATACAAAAAATTGCAAGTATAAAATTACCCAAGGCTCCTGCTCCACGAACCAGTGCTAAAGATCAAGTAGAGGAAGTCCTGAATATAGCTCCTACTAAAATGGAGAGAGGTAAAGCTCTTACAGTTGCACAAAGCAAACCTCAAGATGAAATAAGACAGATTGCAATTGCAAGATCAAACGAATTAAAAAAACTTGCTTACAATAATCCATTATCAAGAGGTGGTAAAACAAACAGAATAGGATCCTCACTTTGGGATTATATTGCACGACACCCAATTTCAGGTGCAAGAAAAGCAGATGAATGGATCAAAGATTTTAAATCTACAGGTCCAGGTTCTTTTAAAACAGGTAATCCAGAATTTAAAAATATAAACCAAGCAGTAAAGAAAGATGAGCTTTGGGATTCCAATCTAGTTCAATTCGATAAAAACGGTAATGTCGTTGGTGGTTTTTTAAAAGTAGCAGCTGAGAAAAAAATACCTCTTACAAAAATGGATTTACTTTACATTGTAGAAAAAGCTCCTGTAAATAATTTAAAAGTAAGAAAACTTACAACTGATACAAAGGTAGTTGATGAAGCAGAAAACATAAGTAGTGAAGCAATTGCAAAAATAAATGCTATAAGAGATAAAGCAGTACAAATGTCTACTCAACTTCCAGACACAGATACTGGTGAAAAGTTTACTGAGTTAGTTATGTTAGGTAAAGGCGTTGCAAAAAATTTAAGAAAAAAAACTTCTCGTTTACATAATCACTACAGAAGCGCAGATACTTCTGACTATGATAGTTTTGACACAGATATATTTGGACAAGATATAGATGACCTTAAAGCTTTATTTGACAAAGCGAGAAACGCAGGTATTGCTGTAGGTGATGACACTCTAGCTTTTACAGAAAAATTTAAAAGAATTGATACTGATCTTGGAAGAAGATTACAGCTAATGAAAACTCAAAAGATGTTACCTAAGTATGGAAACTATGATGAGTATAGAGTAAAAGGGGGTGAGAAATATTTTGAACACGTAGTGTATTATCCTAAACCATTACCGATGGGGCAAAGACTAAGTAGTAATTATCAAAAGCATTATACATCAGAATATGGTCCAACTGATTCTATACCAAATCAAATCTACCACATGAGAGGTTCAATAAGAACGGGTGGTACAAATCAAAATCAAAAAGTTATGTTGATTGATGAAATACAATCAGACTATCACCAGGCATTAAGAAAAAGGGATCCTAAAAGAGAAAAAGTAGTAAACGCTTTTGGAACTGAAATTGAATTTTTCTCTGCTAATAGAAAACTAGAAAAAATTATAGATGAGATGAAAGATATTTCTAACAAAGGTATTAGAGCTACACCAGAGGATATGCAGAGATTTAATAAATTGAATAGTGACTTTAAAGAATTAAGAGCTAACTCAATGAACTTATCTAACATAAATTCGAGACAAGCGACTGACGGTATTCCTTTCTTACCTTTATATGGAAAAGAAAACTATGGTTCACATGCAATTAAAAATGCTATCAAGACTGCAGCTGATGAAGGAGTTGATTGGGTTGCTATTGCACCTGTTGAACAATTACACCATGCAAAAAGAACAAAGTATTTAGGTGACATAGAATTTTATGGTAATAGATTTGGGACAGCAGGATTTAAAAATTATGGTGGAAGACAAGGAGTCGTTAGGAAAAATGCAGACGATAGAGAAGTTCCAATTAAAAAAGATGATGGTTCTTTTCAAAATACTGATCCTAAAAAGATGGCTACTCTTCCATCTGCTATGAAAAAAATAGCCCAACAATATGGCTCTGAAGTTAAAACAATACCAATAGCTAAATCTGATCCTAACAAGCCTTTTAAGGTAGTAACAAAAGTAGAAAACACGCAAAAAGTTTATGGATTAAATCCAGATACAGCAGGAACACAACACATAGGTGCTTTTAAAACTTTGGAAGAAGCTGAGGAGTATAAGAGCAGATACGGTGGAACAGTAGTTAAAATGTTTGATGGAGATGTTAGATTATATTTTGATGCTTATGCTATAAAGGTCAGCCCTGACATGAAAACTAAGCCTTTCAAGGCTTATCAGACTGGCGGTCTAGTCGTAAATATATTTGCGTGATATTATAAATCTGTTATAACAAAAAGGAGATATATATCATGGCAAGTAAAAAACTTAAAAAAGCTATTGTCGCTGGCCTTGGGGCTGCCGCTCTTGCAAAAGGGTTAAGTCAAAAAAGTCA